TCATTTTGATTTATGTGGTTGTGTGGGTTCCAGCATTGTATCTAAATTGCTATTTCGACGTTTTGACTCTTCATTGAGTAAATCAAACAGTAGTTCTATGTGTTCTTTAGAGTCTATGCCGAGAGCTTCTGGAGAGAGGTTGTTTATATCTGCACCATCGGTAACGCTGTCGGTGATGTCTTTGCTCAGCCCATCGATTGTGCGTCTTGCATTTAGGTTCCCTTTGGGATCATTTACTCCTACTTTTGCTCTTAACTCTTCAACTTCACGACTGACATGATTCACTAAGTTAAGAATTAAGTTGAACATCTTCTTCTCATTAAGAGCAGACTCTTCCTCATCCTCTGTCAGCATCCCATAGGCGATATAGTTAAGACTAACGCCTGTTGCTTTCGATATAGCCATAACGTCTTTGAGCTTTGGCTCTGTCTGATTGGCAGCCATGCGGGCTAAAGTACTTTTACTGATGCCTGTGACGTCACTAATGTTTTGGTAGCCGCCATTGTCAATAATGGCTTTTTTAATTCGGTCTGCAATGCTCACTTCTGACATTCTTAATACTCGCATTAAGGTTCATGTTCGAGATTATATACCCTGTTTTTTAGTGTGATCTTCGTCATACTCATTTCTGAGTATGGAGAGTCTCACTTTCTCGTTGTCAAAAAAGTCTCATGCTGATACCATTATTGAGTACGAAAAGTGTCACTAATGGGTATTGACAGGTTTTTATGATAGACATGTTCCACATAAACATTCCTTTTAAAAAGGACGTAATCATCGAAATGGGTGATTGCGGTTTTGTGGACTTTGCAAAACTGGCTGAAAAAACCGAGCTAAAAATCGCTTGCGGGAATGTTGAGTTCTCAGTGGTGAATGACCAAAAGAAGGTGCGTACTGATGACCTATATCATCCTTGGTCTACCATCCCATCATCCTACACTGACATTGCCTGTAAGGTCTTCGATGCTGAGCCTCGTGCCAATGTCTTCTGGGGCTACCTACAACTGAAAGCCTCGCCAGCCAAGGTTATGCAAGGGCACAATGTCTACGGCTCGGAAGACTTTCGCTTATGTGTTGAATACCTACTCGACTCGCTACAAAAAGCACAGCCGGAACTGTGGGAGTTGTTGGATGTCGGCTTAGCAGAGATGACTCGTATTGACTGCACGTACTCAATTAAATGTGCTAACCCCGATATCCTACGCCAGACCATCAAACAGATGGGCAATGTCTCTAACCGTTACATCAAACCCGCCCGTAACTCAGACTTTGAAACCACGCTCTACTTCAACCGTGCTACCAAGGCGAATCCGGGAGCAGGGCGCTCATTCGAACTGTGTATCTACACCAAGCATGATGAAATCGCTCACCAGTTAGCTGACTTGAAACGCCGCGCCAGACAAGGCGATAGCGACCGTTTTAACCGCATCATTGATGAATTATCCAAGCCTGAATTGCAGGCGTTCGCTGCGAACCGATTACGCTTCGAAGGGCGTGCAAAGAAACGCTTCATCCAGAAACATGTTGGCAGCGCAAACCTGTGGCAGGTTATCCGACATGCAGAGCAGTTCGAGGCTAAGAATGGTTACCGCTTCTGCGAATGGATGTTCAAAACCCTGTTCCACGACCTGTTGGAATCGCTGAAAGGTGAAGAGTTAGAGCTGTATAACGACAGCAAAATTAAGCAGTTGCTGCGTGATGCGTACAGCACGATGACACCGAAAGGCAATATCTCATACGCCAAGGCTGACCGACTGTTCCGTTTTTACATGACACTCTGTGACCGTGGCTATCAAGAGCTAAAGGCGCACAGTTCGAAAGCCACACTTCACCGCAATATGCGTGACTTAATGGCAATTGGCTTCTCCAAAGCTGACTTGCAAAACCTGAGTGAGGGTGAGCGTATGCCATTGGCACAAGTGCTGAACTTTAACTTCGACAATCAACGTCCGGCCAACTATGTCGAGCCAGTCTCACCGACAGCACACATTCAAGATATGTCACACCTAGCGGTCGCTTATGGTGTGTCGAAACGCCTTGCTCATGAGTTGGGACTGGCAGAAGACCCAATCCATAACCTGAAAGAGAAACTCGGACTGAAAGATGATATCGACATCGACGCTCTGATAGAGGGGCAGTCCATCCCAATTAGCCCACGGCGGGCACTGAGTCTGGTTATCTGGCCAGACGGCGAAATGATCTTAACTGAACACGACATTACACCTGATTTATTCACTGGCGGCGTCAATCCGGTCAACCACCGGAACCGTAAAGCGGCCAATCAACCAAGAGGGTAACACAATGAAAGTTGTATACATGGGCATTAGCCATCGCAAAGGTATCTCAAACAAAGGGCTAGGCAAGCCTTACGAGATGCACAAAATCCACTTCGCAACACCTATCGAAACCATCGACACACCCAACATGTCCTTATCAGGACGTGGCTTGCAAGAGCAAACACTGGATATCGACCCGCTTTGTTTACCTCAGTTCGACAAAGTAAGCCCGTTATCGGAAGTGAATGTCTCTGTGGAGCCGAAACCTTCCAACTTTACCCAAACATGGGTAGTCGGTCTGACTCAGTAACTGTCTCTGGCGGCTTGCTGCCAAAGGCGTCATGCAGTCGCATGCAACTGCCAATACCTGCATGCAATACCAAGCAACCGCCTATGTAACGTTATCTATATAGGCATCACTCGATAAAAGGAAACACAAATGAACTTGAATCAACTCACGGGTGCAGACCTCATGGCTGCACGTACACACATCGGCCTCAGCATCTCAGCCGTGGCGAAACTCACCGGAATCAACCGCAATACTCTTAGCCAGTTCGAGCAAGAAAAGGCCTCGTTAAGCGGCTCTGAAAAGAAACGACTTGCAGGTTGTTACGAAGAGCGCGGTTATCACTTCGATGAACCTCAGACCACCGACGAAACCGTGTTAGCCACACGCTACGATGATGCGCGTGAACGCCTTGTTGATGCAGCGTACGACGTTAACATGAATGGGCTAGGTGAGGCGGTTCTCGCTTTGGCCGATGCAAGCCATGACTTGTTGTCTATGTTGGCGCGCCCAATGGATGTGGCACAAGAAGAGGTTGAGCTAGATGCTGTTGAGCTGCCAGAGTCATATCTGGAAATGCATAACGTGCTACAACGTCACTTCTTGGCGGACAAGGCAGGGCAGATGCAAGGTAAAGTGGGCTTCTTTAAAGAAGATGCGGACGAACGCAGTGCTAAGCTGATAGCTTACATGGCACAACAATACTTAACACTGTTACATGCTGAAATGCCGGAAGTGGTGAGTCTTGAGCGTGACAGTCTGGATGATGACAGCGATAACGCTCGCGTATTGGATGCACTGGCGAACTGGACATTCTATGACGCTTTAAAGGAAATGACGGTGTAAAGCAAAGCGGTAAAGTGAACTGACTTATGGGCGTAAGTCAGTTCATGCACTGAAATTCAAGCGATAAGGCAGAACCAATGCAGGGACATCATACAAGAGAAGACGCCAAAACAACAGAAGCAACAGAGCAACGGTTGCTACAAGTGTTTAAGCGCGATAAGGAGCTGAGCGCTGCGCTCGGAGTATTCGAACGCAAACTCGGCATTCCAGAGCAAGAAACTGTGATAAGGATATGTTATGACTAAATACGTGCGGCTCAACAATGTCGGAGCTGCTTGGATTAAGTCAACCAGAGAAAAAATGTTCCTAGTGCGCATTATGTATGTAGAGAAAGTGAAGACTACGAAACACAAACCAAGCTTAACCGCTTGGTTTTTCTATTTTTATATCCCTAAAACATCGTAAGGATTGGCAGGGCAATTTGTCGGTGAGAGTACCAAGCTTGTGTGGTCAATGTTTATCTGAGGGGCCGATAAGGGTTTACATTTAAATGTGTGGGCTTATTATTATGATATATTTCCCAAAGTGGGAAATAGAAAAGCTCAGCGGTAGGAGGCTGAGCTTTTGAGAACGCGTTATAAGAAGAACGCGTTGATAATTGCTGTGAGCAACTGAACGAATGCAGTTAACAGCTCTATCATACTGACCTCCTTATTAGGTTGGTTTGAGATACACAAACCCTAGCGCATTTATGCTCTGGGGTTTTTTCTTTTCTGTCTTCATCATATCAATTCCAAAAAGTTGATGGCTCTAAGAAAGTCGCTTCAGTAAGTCACAGTATACGAGTTCAAACCTACCACGTCATTTATGAATTACGGTCTTACACATTAATAAGTAGTATTGTGTACGCCTCAATCCTCCCTGCTATGCAGGACATAAGCACCTTGAGTAGCATACTGAAAAATCCGCACCAAAAAGCCCCGCAGGGATAAGGGAGTGCGGAGCGCGACCGAGGCACCAAGCCGCTCGATAAAGGTTCGAATATTTGGAAAGCTGAGCGGCGCGGTTAGCCACAAAAGGTGTTAAGAAAAAGAAAAGCTCCCGTCCTGCCAGACCCAAGCTACCCAAAAACTAACCGCGAACAATGAAGCCTGTTTACTCTACTGATTTATAGGCGCATTTATAGCAGTTGGGAAAAGTTCCCAACTAACGCAAATGTATATTTAGGTAAGTTGACCCTATTCATAGTTAGATACCACCTGAGCCAGAAGAAAAATCAGACACTTGCCCTACATGTTCTTTGTCTTGAATTACTAGTTAATCATAACTTCGTCAGCTTGCAACTGGATGCGACTTTCCCAGAGCCAGAGTTCCCGCCGTATGGTCAGGGGAGTTTTAAATCGGAGATTTAGAGAGATGGGAAAGAAAAAGCGCACCGAATGGAAAGAGTTCGATGCGCCGGAGAAGTTCGAGAGCCGCATGCTCTAATAGCGGCTTATGGTTTCATTTTGATTTATGTGGTTGTGTGGGTTCCAGCATTGTATCTAAATTGCTATTTCGACGTTTTGACTCTTCATTGAGTAAATCAAACAGTAGTTCTATGTGTTCTTTAGAGTCTATGCCGAGAGCTTCTGGAGAGAGGTTGTTTATATCTGCACCATCGGTAACGCTGTCGGTGATGTCTTTGCTCAGCCCATCGATTGTGCGTCTTGCATTTAGGTTCCCTTTGGGATCATTTACTCCTACTTTTGCTCTTAACTCTTCAACTTCACGACTGACATGATTCACTAAGTTAAGAATTAAGTTGAACATCTTCTTCTCATTAAGAGCAGACTCTTCCTCATCCTCTGTCAGCATCCCATAGGCGATATAGTTAAGACTAACGCCTGTTGCTTTCGATATAGCCATAACGTCTTTGAGCTTTGGCTCTGTCTGATTGGCAGCCATGCGGGCTAAAGTACTTTTACTGATGCCTGTGACGTCACTAATGTTTTGGTAGCCGCCATTGTCAATAATGGCTTTTTTAATTCGGTCTGCAATGCTCACTTCTGACATTCTTAATACTCGCATTAAGGTTCATGTTCGAGATTATATACCCTGTTTTTTAGTGTGATCTTCGTCATACTCATTTCTGAGTATGGAGAGTCTCACTTTCTCGTTGTCAAAAAAGTCTCATGCTGATACCATTATTGAGTACGAAAAGTGTCACTAATGGGTATTGACAGGTTTTTATGATAGACATGTTCCACATAAACATTCCTTTTAAAAAGGACGTAATCATCGAAATGGGTGATTGCGGTTTTGTGGACTTTGCAAAACTGGCTGAAAAAACCGAGCTAAAAATCGCTTGCGGGAATGTTGAGTTCTCAGTGGTGAATGACCAAAAGAAGGTGCGTACTGATGACCTATATCATCCTTGGTCTACCATCCCATCATCCTACACTGACATTGCCTGTAAGGTCTTCGATGCTGAGCCTCGTGCCAATGTCTTCTGGGGCTACCTACAACTGAAAGCCTCGCCAGCCAAGGTTATGCAAGGGCACAATGTCTACGGCTCGGAAGACTTTCGCTTATGTGTTGAATACCTACTCGACTCGCTACAAAAAGCACAGCCGGAACTGTGGGAGTTGTTGGATGTCGGCTTAGCAGAGATGACTCGTATTGACTGCACGTACTCAATTAAATGTGCTAACCCCGATATCCTACGCCAGACCATCAAACAGATGGGCAATGTCTCTAACCGTTACATCAAACCCGCCCGTAACTCAGACTTTGAAACCACGCTCTACTTCAACCGTGCTACCAAGGCGAATCCGGGAGCAGGGCGCTCATTCGAACTGTGTATCTACACCAAGCATGATGAAATCGCTCACCAGTTAGCTGACTTGAAACGCCGCGCCAGACAAGGCGATAGCGACCGTTTTAACCGCATCATTGATGAATTATCCAAGCCTGAATTGCAGGCGTTCGCTGCGAACCGATTACGCTTCGAAGGGCGTGCAAAGAAACGCTTCATCCAGAAACATGTTGGCAGCGCAAACCTGTGGCAGGTTATCCGACATGCAGAGCAGTTCGAGGCTAAGAATGGTTACCGCTTCTGCGAATGGATGTTCAAAACCCTGTTCCACGACCTGTTGGAATCGCTGAAAGGTGAAGAGTTAGAGCTGTATAACGACAGCAAAATTAAGCAGTTGCTGCGTGATGCGTACAGCACGATGACACCGAAAGGCAATATCTCATACGCCAAGGCTGACCGACTGTTCCGTTTTTACATGACACTCTGTGACCGTGGCTATCAAGAGCTAAAGGCGCACAGTTCGAAAGCCACACTTCACCGCAATATGCGTGACTTAATGGCAATTGGCTTCTCCAAAGCTGACTTGCAAAACCTGAGTGAGGGTGAGCGTATGCCATTGGCACAAGTGCTGAACTTTAACTTCGACAATCAACGTCCGGCCAACTATGTCGAGCCAGTCTCACCGACAGCACACATTCAAGATATGTCACACCTAGCGGTCGCTTATGGTGTGTCGAAACGCCTTGCTCATGAGTTGGGACTGGCAGAAGACCCAATCCATAACCTGAAAGAGAAACTCGGACTGAAAGATGATATCGACATCGACGCTCTGATAGAGGGGCAGTCCATCCCAATTAGCCCACGGCGGGCACTGAGTCTGGTTATCTGGCCAGACGGCGAAATGATCTTAACTGAACACGACATTACACCTGATTTATTCACTGGCGGCGTCAATCCGGTCAACCACCGGAACCGTAAAGCGGCCAATCAACCAAGAGGGTAACACAATGAAAGTTGTATACATGGGCATTAGCCATCGCAAAGGTATCTCAAACAAAGGGCTAGGCAAGCCTTACGAGATGCACAAAATCCACTTCGCAACACCTATCGAAACCATCGACACACCCAACATGTCCTTATCAGGACGTGGCTTGCAAGAGCAAACACTGGATATCGACCCGCTTTGTTTACCTCAGTTCGACAAAGTAAGCCCGTTATCGGAAGTGAATGTCTCTGTGGAGCCGAAACCTTCCAACTTTACCCAAACATGGGTAGTCGGTCTGACTCAGTAACTGTCTCTGGCGGCTTGCTGCCAAAGGCGTCATGCAGTCGCATGCAACTGCCAATACCTGCATGCAATACCAAGCAACCGCCTATGTAACGTTATCTATATAGGCATCACTCGATAAAAGGAAACACAAATGAACTTGAATCAACTCACGGGTGCAGACCTCATGGCTGCACGTACACACATCGGCCTCAGCATCTCAGCCGTGGCGAAACTCACCGGAATCAACCGCAATACTCTTAGCCAGTTCGAGCAAGAAAAGGCCTCGTTAAGCGGCTCTGAAAAGAAACGACTTGCAGGTTGTTACGAAGAGCGCGGTTATCACTTCGATGAACCTCAGACCACCGACGAAACCGTGTTAGCCACACGCTACGATGATGCGCGTGAACGCCTTGTTGATGCAGCGTACGACGTTAACATGAATGGGCTAGGTGAGGCGGTTCTCGCTTTGGCCGATGCAAGCCATGACTTGTTGTCTATGTTGGCGCGCCCAATGGATGTGGCACAAGAAGAGGTTGAGCTAGATGCTGTTGAGCTGCCAGAGTCATATCTGGAAATGCATAACGTGCTACAACGTCACTTCTTGGCGGACAAGGCAGGGCAGATGCAAGGTAAAGTGGGCTTCTTTAAAGAAGATGCGGACGAACGCAGTGCTAAGCTGATAGCTTACATGGCACAACAATACTTAACACTGTTACATGCTGAAATGCCGGAAGTGGTGAGTCTTGAGCGTGACAGTCTGGATGATGACAGCGATAACGCTCGCGTATTGGATGCACTGGCGAACTGGACATTCTATGACGCTTTAAAGGAAATGACGGTGTAAAGCAAAGCGGTAAAGTGAACTGACTTATGGGCGTAAGTCAGTTCATGCACTGAAATTCAAGCGATAAGGCAGAACCAATGCAGGGACATCATACAAGAGAAGACGCCAAAACAACAGAAGCAACAGAGCAACGGTTGCTACAAGTGTTTAAGCGCGATAAGGAGCTGAGCGCTGCGCTCGGAGTATTCGAACGCAAACTCGGCATTCCAGAGCAAGAAACTGTGATAAGGATATGTTATGACTAAATACGTGCGGCTCAACAATGTCGGAGCTGCTTGGATTAAGTCAACCAGAGAAAAATACGGCCTGACGACCACTCAGGCCGCTGAAATGTGCTGTGTAAGCACGCAAACATGGCGACGTTGGGAGAATGGCTCTTATCCCATGAATCCATGCATCTTCCATTACTGGTTGTCGGTCTTGGAGAAGCGGGTTTTACCTCGCAGCGGCCTTGAAGGCAAACGTTGGCAAGGTTGGTACTTCGACGAAGGCAAGTTGGTCACGCCATTAGGTCATCGGTTAGGCGCAGCACAAATCGAAGATCAACAAAACCAAATCAACCAAACACGTGCAGTCTATCGTCAGGCACACAAAGTTCGCGAGCATGCCAAAAGTGGATTACATGAAGCAGGTGAATCATGGTTCGGTTGGCAGTTTAAAGGTGGCTTCCTTGTGAGTCCGGATGAACGCAAAATCGCAGCAGACGAACTCTATGTCATGATGGTCGGTTATGATGCAATGACATACGCTAAAGCCTACAAAAAACCACCAATAGACACGGCCAAAGCCACCGTACTAAACCTAGAGACAAAATGTTCCTAGTGCGCATTATGTGGTGCGGCGTTATGTTGAGGGGCAGTCGTCAGTACCATTGCGCCAGCACTGACGGCCTCACTTGCAGCAGAACGTGGGCAGCTTGCTGAATCGTTCTGCCAAAGTGAGCCCGTAACATAATGGCGTATAATACGCATTAAGGCGGTATGTCAAAAATGACATACTCAGCCCCGCAGGGACTAGACTTAACGTTAGGTTCGTCGCTCGCCGCTCTGATGCTACTGCATATCCAAGGCTGCTTTAGCACTCGCAGAAGTTCGCTTGATTGCTCAAGCGTTCCCGTCAGTGAAATGATCCTCTTTCTGATAGCGCCAGAAAAAACTCCCTTCGTCCTGCCAAGCCCATTTGGAAGCCTCAGCACACGCAGAGGGTAACAGCATTTGTCATGGATACGTTCAGCGCCCAAGGCGCGGCGAGAGTCGAGCAAGCCTCTTATACTGCGACAGCGGCAGGTGAGAACATAAGCGACGTAGCGTGCGGAGTCGCGTTGTTAGAGCCTGTCCGCTGTGGTAGACCCCCGTCTAGTATTACGGGGGTAAATCCCACAGAGCCTGTGACACTCACCTTGTATTCGCAAGCGTAGCGCGCCAGTGTTTGAGCGCTAGCGAGTTTCATACCTCAAGCGTTCACTTTTTGACCGCGAAGCGGTTGGGGTTACTGTTACACCCCAACTAAGTCCGGACTTCCGGACTTTTACTTTGTTAGTTCTTCTGTTTTGTCGCTGAAAAACTTTGAAGGCATGTTTGTTTTTTGCTTTCAATAGGGCTTTACGGAATCTCTCTCCATTTCCATTTTGTTAAAATATCAAGCTTTTTTTTGCTTTATCTTATGGAAGTCTTCTTCTGTAAATCTCTTCAATCCTAGGTTGATTAAGTAATCCAGCATTTCTGTTTCTTTGATGTTTGTTTTGGTCTCGATTACCGCTTTTACGGTTTTTTCCTCAACCTTTCTCCACGTACTGTCTTTAATGTGCTTTGTTGCCATTGTTTAACCTCTCTTGATTTCCAAGCATATTATAATCTTAGAAACTAATTTTTATTGACTATTAGAATCTAAGTATTTATATTTCGCCCGTAAAATAATTTCTTAGAAAATAAGTTTTTGTGGGTTTTGGTATGAAAAAGCAGATTTTTACTCTTGACGAATTACAGCTCGATACAAACGCTTCTCCGTTTGTTTTTGTCGATTATCTTGCTTGGTCGGTTCCTTATGCTTCATTCCGTCACGCGCATAAGTCTGATTTGTCCTCGCTTATCTGGGCACCTCTTCCTAAGCCTGATTTCCGTATGGCTCGCACCCCTGAGCAAAAAGAGAAGTTAATCGAGCTTTATAAGCAGAAGTGGAACGTTGCCATGATGGAACGCTTGGAGGTGTTTTGCCTTCATGTTCTTGGTCTTCGTATGTCGCCTTGGCGCGATAAGGGGCTTTATGGGTATGAAAACTCATGCCATTTGATGTCGAAGTACTCCAATAAACACGTGGGCTTT